TTTTTTTTTCAAGCAGAAGACGGCATACGAGATCTAGTACGGTCTCGTGGGCTCGGAGATGTGTATAAGAGACAGCTGTTGGAGCTCCTCAAACTAGTCCAGCAACGTTATCACACATCTTATGTTCAGATGGTATTGAATTCCAACTTACTCACACAGCTGCTGCTGCAGGGTTCTCGGTATTAGATGCTTTAATTGACGCATGGTACGGTGCTCCAGGAAATGGTGTATCTAAAGTAGGTGGTATTCCAGCTACAGTTAGTGCAACTGGACAAGCTCTTACTTTTGTGGCATTTTCACAAGTAGCAATTAGCTAAGAATTTATTAATACAGTTCACAGGGTTAAACTCCCTGTGGCTGTTTTAATTTTATTAAATGAGCTTTAAACTAACTCCACCATTTGAAAAAAATCCTCCACCGGTAGTAAATGTACCTATGGAAGAAGGTGTATTAGGTAGAGCTGATAAAAAAGGATGTATCTTAGTTAATAAAGATATAAAAGATCCTAAACAAATGACTGATACGGTTAATCATGAAAACGTTCACATGCAACAAATGAAAAGAGGTGAACTAGATTATGATGAGAAAAACGTATATTTTAAAGGTAAAAAATACCCTAGATCTGAATTTAACGAAGCAAACAAACAATTGCCTTGGGAGATAGAGGCATATAAAGCAGGATAGTTATGTCACAGCCAAAAAAGAAATTTAAAGATACTAAGGTAGGAAAATTTCTACTAGGTAAATCAGGTATTATAAATGTGATTAGTAATATATTGCCCGATCAAGGTGCACTAGGTATGGTTAAAAACCTAATAGACAAAGATCAGGACTTAACACCACAAGATAAAGAAACAGCTCTTAAACTACTAGAGCAAGACATTATAGAATTACAAGAAATATCAAAACGATGGGACAGCGATATGAAATCAGATTCTTGGCTCTCAAAAAACACACGGCCAATGACTCTGATATTCTTAACAGTATCCGTTGTTATTTTTATTCTATTAGATGGGTTTGATATTTCATTCGGTATAAACAGCGGATGGATAGACCTTTTAAAATCACTATTAATAACTGTTTATGTAGCATACTTTGGCTCACGAGGAGTCGAAAAATTCAAATCAATAACCAATAATTAAATTTTATTAAAATGAGCGATGCAAAACAAATGATTACCAAAGACCAACTAGAGAAGATTCAAGGCTTTCAAAAAGAGTTAAACAAACTCTTGAATGAAGTTGGTTTCTTAGAAGCCCAGAAATCCCAAGTATTAGGAAAGTTCGGAGAAGTTAACAAGGAAACTGAAGAGTTTAAAAAAGAACTTGAAACAGAGTATGGATCTATCAACATTAATTTGGAAGATGGAACTTTTACTCCAATTGAAAAAGAAGAGGATAAGAAATAATGTCATCTGTAATTAGAAAGATAAGTATTGGTTCTGACTATAAAACTGATGCTATGCACTACTCGTTAGGGCAGTTAGTATATGGTGGTCACACAATCTCTCATATACTTTCTGATAAAGAAGACAATTCTTATAATATTTACATCAAAAAACAAGACGAGGTATTGCCATGGAAGAAGTTTAATTCTAACATGGCTATATCCGTTGAGTATGATTTAGAATATTAGTGAAAAGTTTATTTGATTTTATCGTTGAACCCGTAGGTGAACGATACGATAATAAAGTAAAAGTAGGTGACAAAAGCCTTATAATTAATACTCAAGTAGAAACTTTTAAGTCCGTAAACAATATTGCTAAAGTTATTGAAGTACCTTTGTCAGTTAAAACTGTTATAAAAAAAGGAGATTTAATAATGATTCATCACAATGTATTCAGAAGATGGTACAATATGAGAGGTGAAGAAAAAAATAGTAAGTCTTATTTTAAAGACGGTTTATATTTTGTTCAATTAGATCAAGTATATTTATACAAAAGAAAAGACAAATGGAAAACTATTAACAATAGATGTTTCGTAAGTCCTATCAAAAGTAATGACAATACAGTGTCTGATCAAGAGCAATATCTTATTGGTGTATTAAAATATGGTAATAGTGCGTTAGAAGTGCTAGGAATCAACCAGGGAGATCTAGTTGGTTACACACCTAATGGAGAATATGACTTTGTCGTTGATGGCAAACGTCTTTATTGTATGAAATCTAATGATATTGTAATTAAACATGAACGTCAAGGAAACGAAGAAGAATATAATCCACGCTGGGCACATAGCAGTTGAGGAACTTATTAAAGTAGCTAAAGAAGCTATAATAGATTCTGACGATGATATATCAGCTGATAGATTAAAAAATGCTGCTGCAACTAAAAAGTTAGCTATATTTGATGCTTTTGAAATACTTAATCGTATTAAAGAAGAAGAGGATATACTAAACGAAAAACCAAAAGAAGTAAAAGAAGAGAAATCTTTTGGAGGTTTTGCAGAAAGAAGATCTAAATAATGTACGAGCAAACTTTATATAAAGTAATTGATCACATAAAACCACATGTAATACAGAGATTAAATAGATCTAAAAAGTGGGAGTATGGTTATAATAAAGATCACGATGTTATTGTTATATCTCAAACTGGTCAAATAGGTGAGGTATATGAAATACAAAATCTTAAAATAGCATTACCAAAACAAAAAGATGTTTTTACTGAAGCCGACACATGGACGACTCACGACTATCCGAAAGAGTTAAAAAATATAAAAACAATATTTGACTGGAAACAATATCCAGAAGATTTTAAAGAAAAATGGTATGCGTACATTGATAGAGAGTTTGCTAGAAGACACGAAGGGTATTGGTTCACTAATAAAGGTAATGCTACTTATATCACTGGCACTCATTATATGTACTTGCAGTGGTCCAAGATTGATGTTGGGCAAGCAGACTTTAGAGAAGCAAACAGATTATTCTTTATATTCTGGGAAGCTTGCAAAGCAGATAAACGCTGCTACGGAATGTGTTACCTCAAAAACAGACGGTCTGGTTTTTCATTCATGGCATCGGGCGAAACTGTCAACCTTGCCACTATCTCTAGTGATGCTAGATACGGTGTCCTTTCAAAATCAGGGGCTGATGCGAAGAAAATGTTTACCGATAAAATTGTACCAATTTCAGTCAACTACCCGTTTTTCTTCAAACCAATTCAAGACGGTATGGACCGTCCCAAAACTGAACTAGCTTATAGAATTCCTGCTAGTAGATTTACTAGACGTAAATTAGATAGTAACGAACAGCTAGAAGAGTTAGAAGGATTAGATACAACTATTGACTGGAAGAATACAGGAGACAACAGCTATGATGGTGAAAAATTAAAGTTACTAGTACACGATGAATCTGGTAAATGGGAAAGACCTGACAATATATTAAACAACTGGAGGGTTACAAAAACTTGTTTACGATTAGGTTCTAGAATTATTGGTAAATGCATGATGGGTTCAACATCAAATGCTTTAGATAAAGGAGGTAGAAACTACAAAAAACTATACGATGATTCAGACGTTACCAGAAGAAACCGCAATGGGCAGACTAGCTCGGGATTATATAGCTTGTTCATACCTATGGAATGGAACTACGAAGGATACATCGATTCTTATGGGTTACCTGTCTTTGAGACACCCAAAGAAGAAAAGAAAGGACCTGATGGATACCCAATTGAAATCGGAGTTATTGAACACTGGGAAAATGAAGTAGATGGTCTTAAGAATGACCCAGATGCACTTAATGAATTATACAGACAGTTTCCACGTACAGAAAAACATGCGTTCAGAGATGAGACTAAACAATCTTTATTTAATCTAACAAAAATATACGAACAAATAGATTATAATGAAGATATAAAGCACTCTGGAGTAGTAACTCAAGGTAATTTTATGTGGGAAGGTGGGATTAAAGATACTAGTGTGCAGTTTGTTCCAAGCAAACAAGGTAGGTTTTTTGTTTCTTGGGTTCCAGATGTTGCTCAACAAAATAGGTTTATAGTTAAAAATGGTATGAAATATCCAGCTAATGAGCACATGGGAGCTTTTGGATGTGACAGCTATGACATATCAGGAACAGTAGATGGTAGAGGATCTAAAGGATCACTTCATGGTTTAACTAAGTTCACAATGGATATATGTCCACCTAATTTATTCTTTTTAGAATATATAGCTAGACCACAAACAGCTGAAACGTTTTTTGAAGATGTGCTTATGGCATTGCATTTTTATGGCATGCCTATATTAGCAGAAAATAATAAACCTAGATTATTATATCATTTAAAAAGAAGAGGTTATAGAGGTTATTCTATGAATCGACCAGATAAAACAATGTATAAATTATCTGTAACAGAAAAAGAAATAGGTGGTATACCTAATTCAAGCGAAGATATAAAACAAGCTCATGCTGCCGCTATTGAATCTTACATTGAAATGTTTGTTGGATATAACAATGAACAGTATGGAAC